TATGGGAAAAATATCTCATCATAAAACTTATGAAGATACTCATCAAAGATCATACTATCATTACGGACACCAAAGTGTGTGTCGTTTAATAACGCTATTTTCATACCTACCTAATTATATAACTACTTCTTTTTACTTTTAATCTCTTGTGGGTTACTTTCTTTTATATTCTTTTGTAAGAAATCTAACATCTGACTTTTATATACAGCGTCATCACCCTCTAAAGAATCCATCATCATCTCTACACCAGAGTTTGCAATTACTTTTGCTTTTACATCTTGTTGTTTTTTCTCTTTCTGTATTCTTCTAATAAAAGCATAGTATATTATCTGAGTGAAATATGCGAATGGATTGTTTGATTTTTTAGGATTAAAGTTGTTCATATATTGTAAACAGTTTTCAATCCCATCTGAGATCATATCATCTCTGTAAGTGTAGTTTATAAAATTCGGTCTATACGATAAGTGATTGGCAATCTTCAAAAAACATTCACCTATATAATTGGTTACCTTAGGTGGTTTTCTATTTTTGTCTTTTGCTTTGTCATATTTTAAACGCCATTCAATCATCGCTTGTAGAAATACTTTGTTATCTACATAGTGTTCTTTTTGTTTTGCTTTTTGTTTTTCTGACATAATTTATTATAACATTTTTGCTATTCAAAGTAAAGCTTTTGAATTATTTTTTTGAAATGCTTGACGGCTGTAGGATCTTGTGTTATACTGACTATGTAGTCGCTTGGGGAACCACCTAGCTACCCTTAGTGTATCGTCTTTTTTCCAAACAAATCTATCAAGTCTTCCTCTCGCCATTCTAGTCTTTCGTCTCTGGCATGTTTTTCCATTTTATCTATCTGTTCCGCTATCTTATAGATGTTCTCCATCTCGGTAGGAGATAGAGCTGGTTTAGCATTCTCTTTTTGTTTCTCTAGTTTATTTAAAATAACCTCGTAGTAATTTGAAATGTATTTGTCCGCTTGGGTGATTACCATTATCTTATCTCTTGGTATTACAAATGTCTTATCATCTGTATAACTTAACCAAGGCGCTAAACTAGAATCACCTTTCATACCAAACTCAGTCTGTCTTTGTACGGTATGTAATTCTAGTGCGTTTGTTATTCGCAAGAAATCTTTGTCAACAGTTATAGAACCCATGATGGTGCTACCATCTATAAGTCTAACCATTCGATAATCGGTATTATTATCCATATAACTATTTATCTATCCTTTAGCTCTATATTGTGAATTTCGTAATCAAATTCCTCTTCGGTATAAATGTTTATTCTTTCTTGAAAATGTTTTAGTGTAAAGTTTTCTTTTGATTTATATTGCATATCATCCGCTATGTCGTATAGTGTCGCATTAACTTTGTTATCGCCTAATCTTAATCCTCTACCAATACTTTGTAGATTTCTTATCCTAGATTTAGAAGGACTAGCAAAAATAATGTTATGCAAGTTCCGTATATTAATGCCTGTGGAGAAAGTCCCATAGGAAGCCACGATAATAGCGTTGTTGCTTTTTTCTGTGATTGCTCTGACCTGCTCTCTTTGTTCGGCGTCAACTCCTCCATAGATGAAGAAGACATCTCTGTTTTCGGCTTTGTTTCGTATAAGTTCATGTAATCTCTTTCCATGTTTTTCTACCAATTGAAATAATATTAAAGTATTGCCTTGTAATTTAAGTGCAAGATTTTTTATAAAGTTGTTTCTTGATTTACTAGATACCAGATAATCTATCTCATCTTGATATTTACCACTTGCAATCATCTTACAATTTTCTTCGGTATGTTTTAGTATTAAACATCTAACAACAAGGTTACTTAATTGTTTTTTATCCATAAGTTTCTTGGTTGATGTTACCTTATTCACAGCACCAAACAATCCCTCTAACACTAACTTATGTGTGTGAGCACCATCTAAGGTACCTGTAAGACCAATACGATATTTACAATCAATGAGTTTGGTCATTATCTCTGTTAATGATTTAGATTTAAATAAATGTGCCTCATCACCAAACACAGCACCAAACTGCTCAAAATATTTCTTTGGCAATTTATATAATGACTGCCATGTGGATATCAAGACCCTTTTATCTGTCTGATTAGAATATCCGCTATATAATCTATGACAATTTTTCTTCACATTCCAACCATAGTCTTGAAAGTCTTTGTACATTTGTTCTACCAGTGATGTGGTCGGCACTATTAATAAACACTTTTTATCTTTTAATAAATGTGTGTAATATCTTATCAATGCATATATTATAAATGATTTACCAGAGGCTGTAGGACTTAATAGTAGTGATCTATTTAATTTTAGATTACTATATACAGCGTCTATCTGATAGTCTCTCGCTTGAAACTTTTGACCTAGACTATTACAAAAATGTTTTACGGTATCTTTGTTTACCTTGTTATCAATATCTACATCTTTGCCACATACGATCACATATCCTCTTTCTTCAGCAAATGCTTTTACATATGGATATAGACCGAAATAAATCTCTTTTGTTTTTTGTGAGAATAATCTAATCTTTCCATCCCACATTCTGTTTCTAAATGCAGGCATGAATTTATAACCTGGTACATAGAAAGTAAAAAACTCAGATATCTCTCTCTGAATATCAGCCTCACATTCTACCGTGATGTAGACCTCGTTCTTTTTTTCTATAATTAGTAGATTAGTATTTTGCGGATTGGAATTCGTGTTGTTCACCTACTTGCCCTTTTATTTGTATATTAAAAGAAATACTTATACGATCTCTTTTAGACTTGTTTATTGGGACCCAATGAACTAACCACGAAGGAAATATTATTAGTCTGTTTTGTTTTGAAATGTAGGATAGTAAGTTTGAATTTTCGTTAGTCTTTGTTTTCTTTCTTGGCACTAGTACATCTGCTGCTGGCCTTGGGTCTGAAAAAATAATACCAGTTTCAGCGTCTGACTCTAAATAAAACACTCCACTTAAAAAGTTATTAGAGTGTGTATGTGGTGGGTGTGTCTCACCAGGTTTCAATATATTACCCCACATACCAGTTATTTCTATGTCTTGTACGTTGTAATTTAATTTATCAAATATATCAAAAGCAGTTTTACCTATATCATTTGCAAACCACTTAAATGGTTCTGTCTGATCTAAGTTAGGTCCTGTTTGAAAATTAGTAGTATGTTTATATAAATTTTTTATTTCTTCTTGCATAGCAGGCAATCTCTGAGGTGCCAGATAATTATCTTTTACAAATATATGTGTTGAGAAAACCTTTTGATGATCCATTATATTGCACCACTAGTGAACTTCTTCCATTCAATAGCATTTTTAATTAAGAAAGTCCTATTGTTTACACCTCTTAAAACTTGTTCAAGATATTTTACTATTTGATTTAGATACGCTACCTTTTGATCTGCTTTTTGTAATTCAGGATCAGAATCCATATAGATGTGAACATCTGCTTTTAAAACTTTTATATCAAATGGTTTTGCTTGATACACACTAGGGTCTGCTTTACCTGTGTAATATTCCCATTTATCTTTTGTAAGAGACTTATGCTCTTGATCTGCTTTCTTTAATAGTAAATTAAATTTATTAAAGTGTATTAAGTATTTGTTATGTAATAGAGGTATGTTTACCGACTCTCTATCCAATTCAGTATCGTCTAGTTTAAAGTCCTTATTTACGGACTCTTGTAATTCTTCTAATGTCATAATGTTATTATATCACCTTTTCGGTTAATTGTAAAGCTTTTGTTCCATTTCTTTAACGGATATATATTTTAGGTTTTCACATGAACTCCATTCGTTTATAGTGGAAGCGGTTTTTTGCTTCCCCTTATTAACCTTATAGAATTGTATATCTTTAAATTTATCAAAAGTATTTTTATGTTGCATAATCCAATTATACATTTCTTTTGGATTATCAGGATTGGCTGCTAAATCTTCTTTGTTTGCATAACTTTGAGTGCCTGCATATATATTATTTACTTTATCATCATCTGAATATAAATCATGCCCTACAAGAAATACCTCTTTGGCATTTAATTCACAAGCAAGATGAACCGATCTACTACCTGTTGCATATGCAAAGCCATCTACACTTGGATCAATATCGGTAACTTTATCACCAGGTTTTACACCTGTCACATAAGTTATACCAAGATTTTTACCTTTCATAAGTGTAAACACACCATCTGCCCCATGATATACAACCTCATCACAACCATTTGGCTCATTATCTACCTGACCTTTACCATACCATTTGTCTGCCAACATAGAATCAGCAACAACATTAGGTACAGGTGTCCAATATCCTAGATAACAAATAGACTTATGAGCATATCCTGATCGATATACTTCGTGACTCATTCTTGAATCTAGTGCTACTAATATATCACATTGAAAATCACGATAAATGGCGTTACAACCTATTACGGTTGCATAGTCCTTCATCTTTACTAAGTCTAATCCTTGTCGTGATTTACCATTGCCGAGACATACGGCTTTGTCGATCCATCTTAAAGTCTTCATCAATAATCATCCTATATTTTTTATGTAGTCGATATCTGTACAATATCATAATTCAAATAATTAAAACTAGCAGATACCTGTAAGTAATCTACGTCACTTGCCTGAACATTATAAGATAATGATCCTAAAGATATAGGATAAACATTTGAAAATCTTATTTCTGTCTTTGCAATATTCTTACTATTTAAAACTGTTAGTGTGGCGTCTGAATAAGTACCGCCCTCAGCAAGTGGTGCTGGTGTTCTTTTTGATCCTGTTGCGACTGAACTTGCAGTCGAACCAGGAAATCTATCAGCACTTGAAGCTTGTAAATCAGCAAACTGAGAGTGATTTTTAGGAAATCCTAGACCACTTATCCAGTCATGTAATTCTTTATAGTTGTTTAAATTTTCATCAACAAGAAATGATAACTCTAAAGTCTGATAATTTATTGTATCGCCAGGCACAGGATAATCATACAAAGGTGTAGGCACAGTTGCTGTACCTAAACTAATACCAGGTATGTTTGCTGTCTGTACAAAAAACTCTACCTTAGGAATCTTAGTCATCTTAAACCTAAACTGAACAGGACTTGCATAGTCTAATTTAGAGGGTTGTCTGTTGATAATATTTGTTTCTGTCATACTACTATTTATAATGAATTTTAGGCTAAAAAAAAGGGGGAATAAATCCCCCCTTTTTCGTATTAGTTTTGTCAACCAATATTACATAATGTTTGTAACTTGAACACGTCTGTAATATACGTTTTGGTCACCAGCTGCAGGTGATGTTAAATCAATTGCACCAGTACCATTTGTTGTTGCGAAAGGATTAGCAACCATACCATATCTAGTTTTGAAACCGATTTTTGGTTGGAAACTATCTTGACCAACTGCTCTTACCATTTGTAGTGGTACGTAAGGACAATAGAATAGTCCAGAGTCGTATGGTGAAGTTCCTTTGTAACCTACAACGTAGAATTGTTTAGCAGCAATGTTAGCAGCATATGGATCTACATATACTTTAAACTTACCGTTAAGAACACCAGCGAAAGTATTTCCAGTGTCATCTACATTTAAGTTAGTTGCAAGAGCAGGAGCGTAATCTAATACACCTGACATCTGAAGTGCAGAAGCAACATCAGCTGAACAGATAATCATATTACCTTTTCCTCTTCTTGTTAGTTGACCAATTGCATTAGCGTCTCTCTCTAATTGGAACATTAATCCTTTGAATTTCTCAACTGACCATCTTCCGTTTGAGTCTGTGTCAAGATCAAAAATACCAGCAGTTGTAGTATTTACTTGAGCACCAGCTTTTGCAGTAGTGTATATTGTTCTAACAACTTCTCTATTGATTTCCGCAAGGATCTCAGATGAAAGGATGTTAGCAAGTTCAGTCTCAGCATCTAAACCATGGATTGCTTTTAAGTCTTGAGCAAGTTCCATAGTGTATTCAGCTTTAAGAGCTCTCGATTTAGCAGTAACCGTTACTTTATCGATTGAGAAAGCCATTTCAGCAAACTCATCAGATCCGTCACCTAGTTTTTCTGCGTTAGCAGTTGACATTCCAGAACCAGTTGTGTAAGTTCCAGCAGGTGAATCGTTAAGAACAGCAGGGTTAGTACCAGAGTGAGAGTCTGGAGAACCTGTGTCAGAAGCAGCGTCTTCAGCAGAAAAGTCTGAATCAGCTTCGTTAAATAATGCCTCAGCACCAGCTTGTGATCCGAATCTTGACTTCATAGCGAAGATAAGACCAGTTGGACCAGTCATTGGTTGAACACCGCAAATATCGTATGCGATTAAGTTAGGCATTGCTCTTCTAACTAATGATATTAAAACAGGATCCCAATTGTCAACAGATGAACCAGTTGCGTTAGCTGGTGCAGCTTCTGACATAAACGATCTGTCTTCTCTAACTGCTTTTTCTTGGTTTTCAAGAATTACAGTTGTCACAGCTCTTTTGTATGCGTCACCGATTTTTGGTAAATCAGGATGCTCCAATACTGGCTGCCATTTTTCTTGTAAGTTTTCAGTAAGATACATTTTTATCTCTCCGTTTCCTATTTAATTTAATTAAATCTTAGCAGATTTAATGTTTTTAGTTATAGCGGCTGTATATGCAGCCATAGCATCGGTATTGCTCTCTAAAGTGGGAGCGTTAGCCGCAACTGAATCAACTTCATCTTTCGAAGCAGTTTCTTCAATTTTTGATTTAGGGAAGTAAGATTCTTTAATAGTTTCTAACTTCTCTCTAAACTTGTCAGCACTTTCGTACTCAACATTCTCAGCCATCTTCTCGAATTTTTCTGTCTCTGTGTCTGCTAAATCGTCTGAAATTTCTGCAACGATTGTAGCTCTGTCAGCGTCAGAAACTTTTTTACTTAACTCAACATTCTTTTCGATTTGTTCGTTAAGTTTGTCTTCAAGTTTTTTGTTCTGATTTGTTAAGTCATCAAGCACATTATATTTTTCTTCAGGAACATCAATGTAGTGTTCTTTGAATAAGTCTTTAAGACCAGTAATAAAGTCCTCAGCGATCTCAGTTCTAATTCCTCTTTCAACCGCTAATTCATTTTCTTTCATCCATTCTTCCACAACATAGTTTAAATAACTGTCAACTTTTTCAGTCATCGCTTCTTTGATTGTTTCTTTTTCAGATGTAAGTTTTTCTTCGTACTGTGCCTCAAGGATTTTTGTTTGTTCCTTAATTCTTGTTTTAACAGCAGTTTCAAATATAGTAGCTGCTTTATCTTTAAATTCTTCAGATAAATCAGCGTCAGATGAAACTAATGCTTTAACATCATCGGATAGGTCAATTTCTACTTCTTCCGCTGATTCTTTTTTCATTTTTGCCATCTCGTCTTTTTTCATTTTGTCTTTCATCATCATTTCTTTTTTGTCTTCTTTCGAGTCGGCGTCATCTGCTTCCATTTTCTTCATAGCATTCATTTTCATTTTTCCTGCCATCTCAGAAACTTCTTCAGATTCTTCTTTTTTCATAGAAGGTTTTTGGTCGTTTGGTAAAGAACCATCGTTAGCGTCTTTGTTAACCTGATCTGATACTTTCTTAGTTTTTTTCGTAGCGTCTGGGTTACTATCAGTTGGTTTTACAACTGGAGCACCTAGATCCTCTGCGTCATTTTTAAGTTTAGTAGGCTCAGCAGCAACAGCATTCGCATTTACAGCGTCTTTAACTTGCTCTTCTACTTGATCTACTTGTTTTTCTAAGTCAGACATTAGGTCTCTCCTTGATAATTTAATTAATTAATTAATTATTTGTTAATATTATTTATACATCCTGTTATCTCAAAACCTACGCAGCGTATAGTTTTTGCGTCTGTTAGATTTTCTTCAGGAAGTCTTTAAATATCGAAGCTTTCTTCTCTGCCAATTCGGCACGTTTTGTCTTCTCTATTTCCTCTTTATATTTCTCAACTTCCATACTTTTTAGTATGCCGTTGTCCCATACCCACTCTTTACCTTCCATAATACCTTCTACGAAAGCGTCTGGAGCAGACGGATCTGCAACTATATCAGCTGCAGTTGCGAGATAGAAGTCTTTTCCTACAACATTACCTTGCGATCCTGATTGTAGAGAACCCATACCTCTTGAAGACACACCGAGTTGAGCACCCTCGTCAATTAAATTCTTGACGATCTTACCGTATGGCGTATCCATTATCTTAGCCTCACCAACAAAGTTTTTACCCTCTGATTTTAGACTAGTAATCATGTGTGAAACTCTTTCTAGGTTTACTGTTGGTCCATCTGGATGTCCTAGTTCACCGAAAGCTCTTTTCTTGTTTATAAATTGTTCGTTATATCTTTTAACTTCTTTTGCAAGTGTACCTACTGGATAGATTCTACCATTACGGTTCTTAATATCCGCTTGCATAAAGATACCTTTTATCTTATAGTCTTTCTTCCCGTTTCTTTCTTCGGTTAAGACTTCGATATTCTCTATTGTTTCTGTTATTAGTTTCATCTCTCCACCTTTTCTTATCTTATTTCTAAAATTATTGTGTAGTTATCACCTGCAACAAAGCCTTTTGTTGAAAGTAATATATCACCTGCAGGCGATGTGTTTGCCGTTAGTGTTGCATTGTTAGGTATACTATTTCCTGCCGTATGATAATCATGAAAACCACGACCAGAAAAAAATCCTATCGTTGCGTTTGCAGCGTTATCACCACTACCAGCAAATAATAATTCTACTCCTGATTTACCATTCGTAGTATTTACCGACCAATATATTTTTGCGAGAACCCTATTTGCGTCCTCTGTCATAAAGTTTAATTCACTAGCGTCCATCTTTGTCACCAGTGTTTCACCTGATCCGTCAGATATGTTAGTGAATTTCATTACTGTTTTTGTACCAGCAGTGTCCACTATCGTTTGACTTGTAACCACATCAGCCATTAGTTATTTCTCCTAAATTCAGTTATTAACAAATAACTCGTGACGTTTGAGTCAGTTGTTAATAATATTTGTTTATCGTCACCAAACTTTAACTGGTCAGGTCTCAATCCATATTTACCACGACCAGTAAAAGTCAAATCGTTTTCTTCAGACTCAGCACTTATCTTTAAAGTGCCTGTGCCTTTTATTTGATAATAACACTCAATAAGACTTACCTTACTTTCGTTATTACCACTAGACAAATTCTCAGCGTCAACCATGATCTGATCTTCTTCACTACCAATGCCTTTTGACTGAACAATATAATTGTTCGTGGTATCCACCACCTTGGTATTAATTATCGCCATAACAAATTACGCTGTAAAGTTTTCGTCTTTTCTTAATTCTATAATAACACTACCAGAAGTACCAAAAGCACTTAACTCTAGATCGCCTGAAGTTGCTGTTGTGTTGGTTGCGTTATTTGTAATCTTACCAGCAGTGCCATCATAGTGACCTGTACCAGCAAGTTGAATCGCTGTTGTGTCAGCTGAAGCACCTTTAAATTGTATCTGTACATGACCTGTATTGTCATCAGCTGTGCCTTGTACTAACTGCCACCATATTCTAGTGATGTCTAGTTTTGCACCATTAGCATGACCTGATAAACCACTTGCGTCTAATATGTTTGAGTTAGCAGTAGTGTTATCGTCCATGTTTACTAGAACAGTAACCTTACCACCAGAGGCACCACCAGAAGCTTCTACTACCGTGTCTCTTAATGTTCTTGTTGCAATTGCCATTTTTTATTCCTTTAACTTAATATTTCATTGTCAATATAGTCTTCTATACTTGACACCTTAACATTTCTTTTTTTCGCCACCTGTTTTATTATATCGTCAATCTTACTAATAATATCACCTTTAGTTTTACCTATCATAGTATAGATATCTTTTACTGCCATCTTTTCAGATGGTGATAATTTTTTAAACTCGGCAGTCTCTTTAGGACTGTCAACTTTTTGTTCAGCGAGTTTAGTCTTGAACTGCTGAAACATCATCTGTTTGTTCCTCGCCTTGATCTACTTCAACAGGTGCAGGTGTTTCTACTTCAGCAGGAGCAGTATCAGCAGTTAAAACAGCAGCGTCTTTTGTTGCTTGCATTTCATCGCCTGCATTTAACCAGTCAGTAGCAACCGATTGTCTCTTGTCATCAAGTGCTTGTCCGATCTTATCAGACAATGCATTTTTAAATGAGTCTTGAGCTGCCACATTGTCACCATCTACTAGTGAGTCAATCATACTTTTTACATTTTCATTTGCCATAATTATTCATCTCCTATATTTATATCAGTATCTTGAGCCTCTGTATCCATATCTTGTCCTTCAGGAGCTGCAATAATACCTTGTTTTATTTCATTAGCGATCTGATTATCAATTTCAATTATATCTTCATCACTTTGTCTTAATACTTTTTTTCTTACATATTCAATAGAGTAATATTTACCTACATATTGACTAACTTCTTGTGCGAGACTTAATCTTTCTCTTAGTATTTCTGCCTCTTTTAACTCTGCAAAGTATCCATCTTTTAAGTAGTCATATTGAATATGTGATCCTATCTTTGCCCAATCTTCAATAGTTATGATACCTTTTAAAACCAATTGTGTTTTAAGTAGGTCAGCAAAGACTTGTGTAAATCTTTTTCTTAGTCTCTGTACGAATTTAGTAAATTTCAATTCGTCTCTTGTTATCTCAGCAGCCTTACCAAGATTAAAACCAGATTCTGATTCTAGTCTTGAAATTGGCACATTCAATGACTTGTATAGTTTCTTTTGAAAGTAATTGACATCTGATATCTCGCCAAGATTTTGTCCGCCTGGTAATGTAGATACCTCTGTGCCTTTTGCACCATCTCTACGAGGCAACCAAAAGTCTTCGAGCATTGACATATGTTTTCTGTCATCTCTAATTTCACCAGTAGAAGCGTCATAGACAAGTTTGTTTCTGTATCTTGCCATCACATCTCTTAAATATGATTCTGCTTTTACTTTAGGTAAGTTACCTACGTCAACGTAAAATATTCTTCTCTCAGGTGCTCTTACTATTCTGTAAATAACAACAGCGTCTTCAATCATTCTTAATTGATTGACGGGTTTAATTGCTTTATGCAAATGACCCATGACCATATTTCTTGTTTGGTCAATAACGCCAGATGTCACAAAAGTTATTGAGTCGGATGCAATCTTTAAACCAGCATTTGAATTACCTGGTTGCATTCCTTTTTCGTTGTACACAAACCACTCCGCTGTCTGCTCTACAACCTCAATGCCCTTACTTTTGACATCTCTTTTCTTTTTAATCTCACGAACTTTCTTAATCTTTCGTGGATCAATATATCTTAATTCTGTAAGACCTTTTCTAGGACTAGTCGGATCTATTACTTTATGAAAATAGATACGGCCATCAACATACCATCTTTTAAATATATCATGTCCTTTTTCTTCAAAGTTTAACAAACGTAATATTTCGTCAAACTCATTTCTAATTTTGTCTTTAATTTTGTCTGAAACAGCAAGTTTATCTAAAGATACTGAAACGGCAACATCTCTCTCGTTAGAGACAATAACCTCATTAATAATATCTTCAATCGCCATATCACATTCAGGATGTTGAGCGACTTCTCTATATCTTCTTATAAGGTCGGCGTCATTCTTTGCCGTAACCTCCATATCCAAGTATTGGCCAAAGTAACCGCCAGCAGATATAGTGGTAACACCATCATCTGGAGAAGGTATAGTAAAAGCCTGTTTGGCTTCTGCTGGCTTCTCCAGATTGTCATTTTTTCTCGTTATTTCAAACCCAAGTAGTTGTACCATATTATAATCCTTTTTGAATTAACTTATTATTTTTAAGTAGTCGTATCTGTTTCAAAGTATTGGAACTGGAATGTAACCCCGAACTCCTCGATAGCGTCATTAGTACCATAGTTTAATGGTATACTATCTAGAGCAACTGGGAACAATCCTCTGTATGTGTATGATTTTAAAGTATTACCATTTCTATCTAAATGGTCAATGAAACCATCAACTTGGTAATCAGCAGGATTTGCGATACCTTCGTTGTCAGTCATATTGTTTATACCGTTCATCCATCTTTCAAAACCTCTGTACAATTTAAAGTCAGTATCGTTTAAAACTGTAATTGACCAAGGTTCAAATGTTCTATCCCCAGCTATTTGCAGTTTTCTGCCTCTAAAATCAATAGGTATATTACCTACTGTTTGTCCAGGTACAGCAGTTGCCTTACATAAAAAAGCAAGGTCAGATGTTTCACCACCAACAGAAGCATAACCAGGAAAAGGTAAAGTTACCTTGAACTGATTAGCACGAGCTCCGCCGCCTCTTAAACGAGATTTAAATTCATT